AGTGGCTATACGTCCAAAGACTGTAGTTGTAACTACTAATAGAGAAACCCTTGATGCTCCCACTTTTTCTAAGGAGCCCGTATCTATTTTACGTCGCATGAATATTCACGTTACAGTTAGAGTTAAGAAAGAATTTACCAAAGACAATGGTATTGCTTTGTGTTCCGATAAGGTTTGGGCTTACAAAGTTCTCAACGGCCTAGAGGACGATGACATAGATGATGTATGGGAACTGGATATTTGTACTGTATCTTCATACAAAGAACCTTCCAAACCCGTGGATCAGATATTATTAGTGCCTGTTGTTTACAACAACAAAACATTGACTAAATGCAGCGTTTATGATTTGATGGAATATGCTTGCCACATGTCAGTCATATACTATGCTCGCCAGAAGCAAATCGTAGCGAAGTCAAAGACCGCGCATACTCGAGTTATCATGTGTAGTACTTGCAATCGTTATCATACGAAATGTAAATGCGAGAAGGATTATGACAATCAAGCAATAACATTGCCAATTTTGTCACAAACTGAGTATGATAGTATCCATGAGGAACTGGAGGGCCTTTATAAATTTCAATATTTTGATTATACTTCTGTTTTTGGTAGTTGGTTTATGAATAGTGATACTATGTTAATGTTATCTATGTTGTTACATTATAAACTTTGGACTGGAATATTTTCCACATATGCATATTATGCATTCGTGGTGTTAGTATTGCGCGTAATTCTTCCTGATTTTGGAATACCAATAGGAATGTTGAGCATATTAAGCTTTGGTTATATCATAATTAATCTATGCCACGATATGTGTATGCGTCTTAGGTATTTGCATACCCGCATGCAACAAGCTCCGTTAGCATATAGTTTTGCTTCAGTACGTAAATACTCTTTATATGCATTTACCGCATGTTTTAGCATTTTCGCTATAGCGAGATGTTTTAAAAAGGGTAAGGAGATGTATGACATACAAGGTAATTTGGCCCCACAAACCGATGAGGACATTCGTGCAAGAGATAAGGAGGAAAACCCATGGATTAATGCTGTGGCCGATCCTTTGCCTTCCTCTAGCGATGTTAGTCGCACATCCGATTGTAAACAAATTTTGGCAAAAGTTGGGAAAAATGTTGTTTCTTTAGAAATGTATTTACCGGATTCCACGCGGTATGTTAATGGAGTTTTTATTACCAGTAATATGTTGCTGCTACCAAAGCACGCTTGGAACGGTATTGGTGAAGATGTGACTATGAAGATAGTACATAAAACGTTAGATTCACCTTCATGTCAATTTAAGGCACGTGCTTCTCGTAGTACAACTGTGTTTATCACTGGCACTGATTTAGCCTTGACATATATATCAGCGGGAGGCAGCTGGTGGAATATGATAGCTTTCTTACCAGAAACTGGAATCCGCAACGGTGGAGCTCGCGTTACGGGTAGAAGCGTTACTGGGAAGTTATGGGAAGACACAGCTAAGTATAAAATTGGCATCGTCTCCAATCAGGAGGCAGCATTCCTGGGAGGGGACGTTGTATATACTAAGACTCGCACTTATTCAGGTATGTGTATGGCTCCCTTAGTATCTGATTCGTCTGTTGTGCAGATTATTGGTTTCCACCTTGGAGGTGAACCAGATAAAAAATATGGGTGCTTCGGCACTTTATCGCGCACAGTTGCCATCGAAGCTATTGAACAATTAAATAACAAGAGTGGTATCCTCGTTGGAGCGTCGGAAGGCGATTTTCGCACTAAGTTATATGATGTGCAATTCTTTCAGGGGGAAACTATTCATCTTAAGTGTCCTTCGAATTTTCAAGAACCTGGGCACGTCTTGCGGACTTATGGATCCGTCACAGGTAGATCCACTTATTTTTCGGAAGTTGTCACCACACCCATAAGTGATACCGTGGAAAAGGTTTGTGGCATACCCAATATATGGGATAAGCCTAAGTTTAGTACTAAGAGTTGGCATAAAGCCATGAGCGGATATGCGACACCGAGTATCGGGCCATATCCTAGCGAAATTCCATGGGCAGTCAATGATTATCTAGTACCTCTTATAGGTGTTATTAGGAAAAGTGATATGTGGCAACAGTTAAGACCCTTATCTAAAGAACACACTCTATGCGGACAAGACGGAGTACGTTTCATAGATAAGATGCCCAGAAACAAATCGGTGGGTTTCCCAGAAGGAGGTCTTATGTTGAAACATATGACACCTAGCGAGATAGAATATGTAGATATTAGTGATCCATACGATTTAGACAACAAATATTGGGAAGAAGTCAATCACATGGAGGATTGTGCTCTTAAGGGAGAGCGTTCATATCCTATTTTTAAGGCGTCTTTAAAAGATGAGCCTACGAAAATTACTAAAGATAAGGTTAGAGTATTTACCGGTGCGTACATGGCACAAAAATTACTCATTAGGAAATATTTCCTACCTTTGACACGTATTATCTGTCACAACAGTTTACTGTCAGAATGCGCTGTTGGTATAAATGCCGGTTCACCAGAATGGGATCAAATGCATAAGCACATTAC